GTTAATGTAAATAATTCAATTATTGCTGAAGGATTGATCTTTTGTAGATCAGTAATAATCGGAGCAGTACTCATGGTTCAAATACTTCTCTAAATGTTGCCTGTATTGTAGCTCTATTGTTATAAGGTATAGATTTATTCCATGCCTCACAAACAAATTTCTGTGCAGCAGATTCTCCAGGTGCGGTAAAATCAAAGCTATCACTATCGTTTGCACGGGCATCAAGGAAGGTTTCTATAGTATCTGCGTCTGTTTCTGATACATTAAAAGTAAAATTATAAACTTTAGGATTTTGATGTTCTGCTAATCCAAATAAAATTCTATGTTCAAATCCATCAGCGAAACGAATTGTTCTAGTATTTGGTGCGGATCTTTTTTGTTGTCCGTATGTAGGTTTTATTGAAGGAAACGTAGCCATTATGCGAGCATACCTCCTGGTCGTTTTTGTTTAATTAATTCTGATTGTATAGCAACTGAAATCATACGACCAAGTTCTCTACCTTGTTCTTCATCTCCTTCAACAGAAGAACCAGAAGCATCTACGTTCACCACAATATTTGTTGAGCCACCAAGAGCATGATTTGGTGTAACCATACCAGAAACACCTGGTGTAAATAATTCTGGACCACGTTCTCCTACGAGATATGATTTACCTCCTTTTGCAGAACCACCATTAGCTAACTGAGGAACAAGAGGTGTATCTGGTACAACAAAGGGAATACTTGAACCATTACCAGAAAATGCTCCTGTTATAGCTGGATCTCCAATAGAATTAAACGCATTAAAACCACCAAACATATTACTAAATAAACCCAATATTCCTCGTTGAAATTGATTAGCTAACATTTTTGCAGCAGTATCTAAGAAATGATCTGCAATACGATTCAACATATTTCTAAACGCATCTGATACAGACATTGTTCCTTTTATTATTCCCTTAAATGACTCTTCAAAAGAAGTAGCCATAGTCTGTGAAAGAGTTAGTACTTGATGAATTGGATTAACTAATTTTTTCATTTCGTCTTCAAGATTTTTTACTTTGTCTGTAATACTAGAAAAAGCTAGAACTCCTGACTGACCAAATTGACCTTGTGCTTCATTTACTAAACCTAATAATTGTCTAACTTCTTTTAATGCCTGTTGAAAATCTTTAAATCTTTGACTTCTATTTTCCGCAAATTCTTTTTCAATTTTTTCTACTCTTGCATCTGCAAAAATAGATGGAGAAACAAAATTATAAGGCCCACTTGCTGCTGTTGCAAGTATCCTATCTTGAAATTTGATAACTTTTGCTTCTTCTACAGCTCTATTTTTAGCTGCTGTAGCTTTTGCTTCCATTAAAGCCAATTCAACAACAGAAGCCTCGTTTACTAAATTTTGTTCTAATAATTGTCTTGTTACTTCATTTCCTATCTCTTTTCTAGTTTCAAATATTTGTTTAGCAAGTGCAGCTTGTGTATTTGTTGCTGCTAAAGTATTAAAAGCACCAGAATCAGTACCAAAAATACTTACTAAAGATTTTACAACTGAACTAGATCCAAATTCTTTAAAAGCAGCGAAAGCTGCAATTGCTTCTTCTTTTGTTACACCAAGTCTATTTGCTAATTTATCAACATCAGCAGCTAATATTTTAGTGCTTCCACTTGTTGTAGAAAAATTAACATTTAAAGCAGCCAAAGATTTATTGAACTTTTCATTTCTATCAATCGCAGAACCTAACGCAGTACCAAGAATAGATAGAGCAAAACCAAATTGACCACCAATCAAACCTCCTGCTGCACCACCAAGTCCACCACCAACTGCTGCTGCACCTGTTTGTCCAAAAAGCAAAGGGAACGATCCACCAATAATTGCACTACTAGCTGTACTTCCAAATTTTCGCCTTCTTTCTCTTCTTTTTGTTGCAAGTGCATTTGCTTCATCTTCTGTTTTTTTTCTTAAAGCAGTTTCTTCTTTAATTGCTTTCTTTACAAAAGCATTTGATCGTTTCTCAAGAGATAACTGACGTTTTGTATTAACTGCTCTCTTCTTACTTGCCCTTCCTCTTATGGCTTCAACTTCTTTTACAAGTTTCTTTTCATTTTCTAGTGCTCTTGCAATTCTATCGCCTACTGGAGATGATTGGCCTTGCAAGCTGCCCATACCAAAACCAGGTATCATTTCTAGCTGTGAGGCTTGAAAAGGTCCAACTGGAGAAGAATATGCTTGTGGATTACCAGCTAGTTTTCTTCTTCTACGTCTTATAGATTTTGCAACAGGATCAGATCCAACACCAGAACCAGGTAAAGGCATTGGAGTAAATGAAGTTCTTAAATTATTTAATAATTTTTCTCTTTGTTTATATTCTTTATTTAGTTGTTTTTCTGCAAGTACTAATTGTCTTGCAGCTTTATCTTGTAAACTTGTACCAGAAGCAGCAGAATTAAAATTACTTTTAGCTTTTGATAAAACTTGATTTAAATTATCAAAACTTTTTACTAATAAACCTTGATCTTTTGCAGCAGATCTTAATTGTTTAGCAAAAGCATCTATATTTGTAGTTGTAGCCTTAACTTCTCTATTGAAAGAAGTTAATTGTTTAGCACCTTTTAAAGCAACAGCAATATCTACGTTATAATTAGCCACTTGCTATAAAACTAAAACATTTTCTCTATATTACCTCTTTCTGCCTTTTAAAGCACTATTTCTTTGTGCTTGTTCTTTTTCTTTTTCATATTCTTCATGCTCGATCTCTGCATAAGCAGCCCAACCTATCATCTCTTCAATGGTAAGAGTCTGACATAACTCAGCTACAGTTTTATGTAATTCTTTTGCTAGTGAAAATATAAATTTCCAATCGTTATTAGCTTTTTAAATCGGCTTTAGCCTGTTTAACCTCCTTATCAGCACCAGCGTTAATCATAGCTAGTTGTATTTCTTCAAGAATAGTAACTTCAATCTCTCTTCTAAGAGATGCTTTATCTCCATCTTGAAAGATTCTTTTACCATCTTCATCTAATGCTTTTTCAATCATCATTTGTAAAGCATAATCATTTACATCATCTGATGATTTCTTTTGTATTGATTCTCTCTCAGCAATAGTCAAAGGATGCCAATAAACAGTAAGAATAATTTCATCATTCTGTTTTACATCATGTTTATAAAGTTGAGAAACACCAAATTTGTTTCTTAAAAGATCAACTGCTCTTGTCATGTTAATATGTAGCTATTATTAGTATACTAAGCGTTGGCAGTAAATTGGCAAGATATTAAGCCAAGAAAGTGTGAAGAATCATCTAATTCAATAGGAGCAGGGCCGACAACATCAAGCACTCTAGGATCACAACTAAAAGTATCACTGTAACCAGGAGCATTAACAGAAGTAAGCCCATCAATAACAGCTTCTCCTAATGCAGATAAAGTTGAACTACCTTTGCCTCTTGGAACATAGATATTACATTGAATAACACCAGAATAAAAATCTTGTGATGCTCCCTGAGTTTGAGTTGTTGCTTGTGCAAAATCAACTGACATAACAATATACTTTTTAGTTTTGCCAGGTGTTTTAAAAACCATATTGTCATAAACCATTTCAACAGTATTATCTGCTGCTGCGACTGCATCTGTTACTGCTTTTTCAAAAGCTGCTCTTGTGTTAACTAAAGTCATGGAGTTTCGTAATCAACAAATACAGAACTAGGATCACTAAATCCACCAATACCTTTTCCTTTAAACCTAACATTATCAGATTTACCTCTAACACCTGTACCAAAAGCAGCAACACCAAGTTTTGGTTTATCAGTAAATACTGTATTTATAAGTCTTCTTAATTTTCCTTGAACATATTGAGGTATTTGACTATTAGGAGAAGCTAAAGCCCTGGCTGCATATTGTGATCTATTACCAATAAATACTTTTGAAAAAGGTTTGAAATTAGGTATTGAATCAATAAATCTAGGTTCAATTACTGCTTGAGGATTACTTTGATCTCCTCTCCTTCGAGGTTTTATATTACTCCAAGGAGCAACTGATTCTCTAGCCTCATCAGGTCTAGGTCTTTGAGTACTAGCTGTCCAACTAGAAACAAAGAAACCTGTATCTACTGGACTATATCTTTTTGTAGACAAATCAGATAATACAGCACGAACCAAAGTATTTAAATCACGTTCTAAATTACCAATAAGATCTCTTTCTATATTTTCAATACCTTTACTTCTAGCCATCAGAACCTCACTAATAAAGTAAACAAATAAGTCTGTCCACCTTGTCTTGTATCTATATTAACTATCTGTCCTACCCTTGTAGATCCTGCATAAGTTAATGTAACTTCATCTTGAAAATCAGGTTGATTATCTCCTATTAAATCAGGTGTAATATAAATTTTTGCTTCTCTTCTTTCTCTACCATCATCTTCAGTAGATTGAACAAACTCAACAGGACCTTTGATACTGTAAGTCGTATCGCTTGTAGAATATGCACCTGTAGCTGTGTTATAACTGCCAGATGCTTTTCTTGTGTAAACAATAGAAGAATCTAAAGAAGATCCCAAGTCAGCTACAACCTGCTTGGCAACACTCTTTAATAATGTATCGAGTTGTCCTGCCATTATCCTCTAACCACCCTCATTTGAAAACTACCAGCTCCACCTAGCATATATGCTCCAAGATAACTTTGTAACCAAGGGTAAACATCTAAAATATTATTAACAGAACCAGTTCCCTGACTATCAGTATTATATTTAACCTGTATATCTCCTAACTTTACTTCTTCAAAATTACCATCTTTACCAGTAGTACCAGTAATAGCATCAGTATCATTTGCCAAAGCTCTAGCTAATTCATATTGTGCATACTTAATCCCATTAGGAATCTTAGAACAAGCTAATTCAACTCCATCTACCTGATAATTATTTCTTGGGAACTTCAATGCCTGTCCATCATCACATCTATCTCCGTAATAAACCAAAGTATCAATCCATCTTGTAGCTGATATTAATGCTCTTTTCTTTTGATCGTCTGTTTTGTTTGTCCAAGTAGAAGAATCTGGGGAGGTATCGAAATAGTCGTTAGCTTCAGACAAAGTAACGTAGCTATTAGCATTTTCTCCTTTTATTGTTGCGTTTATAGTGGCTGCCACGATTATTAAAGTAATTTAGTTTTATTGTAGCGTAAAGAAAAAACCCCACCAATAATTGATGAGGTTTTTGATGACCACAACTTAATACTATTAAGGATTAGTTCCTGTATCAAGTGGTGAGTTAACGATTAGTTCGACTATAGGAATTAAATCCGCATCGTATGTAATTGCCCAGTTGTTATCGTTAGCCAATAGAGCATTAGTTGGGTTGTCAGCAGCGTTAGTCCACTTAGTTCCCATAACGTGATAAGCACTATGGTAATCAACAGACATAACATCTTGCTTAGATAAGATGTTT